AGATAGAGCCCGCACTTGTCGAGGTTCTTGGTGTCCGTCGTGCCCGAGGCGGTGTAGGTGAACTGGACGTAAGCGGTGGCGGCGTTCGACGGCGAGGTCGCCGTCACCGTGGCCTGTGTCCAAGCCACCGCGCTATCGGCCACCGCCGTGCCGGCCGAGGTGCTGATCAGCGTCGGACCGGCGGCGTACCAGGCGATCTGGGCGGTGACATTCTCAGAGGCGAGGCCAGCCCAGTCCGAGAAGAAGGCGGTGTACTGGGTGCTGGGCTGGACCGGGTAGGGCCCGAGCGAGACCACGACGGCACCCGCAGCGCTGGGCGTGACCAGGAGCGAGTTGCCGCCGTCGAGGGCGCGGGTGGCTGACTGCGCCACGGCTGCGTTCGTCGCTGTGGCCGTCCCAACCCCTGTCTCGAAGCTCGCATCGACGGCGGAGAGGATGTTGTCGGCGCCCTGCACCACCACGATCGCCCGGGCGTTCACCGGGTCCCAGGAAACGCTGAGCGAGGGGGTCGCCGGGAGATCGGCCACCACCGTGGCGGTGCTGTAGACCCAACTCGACGTGAGCGAGCCTGTCTCCGCGACCTGAACGTAGAAGTAGTAGGTGCCCGGCGTGAGCGCCGTGCCCACCTGGACGAGGCTGGCGCTTCCCGACGTGCGCCCGGAGTCCCAGACTGATGTGGACGTCGCCGGGTTGAAGCCTCCCGCTGCGACCTGGGCGGCGGTGAAGACCTTGGCCTCCCAGGCGGTGATGTAGGAGCCGGAGGCCGGCGTCGCCGTCCAGGCGATGAGGGGCTCCGTGGCGCTGCTCGTCCCCGTCGGGCTGTAGACGACGAGAGCGGGGCCAGCCTGAGCGACCAGGGTGAAGTCGCTGGCGAACGGTCCCCGAAGGTTGCCCCCCCCCTCTTGGGAGGCGAAGCTCCAGTTGTAGGTGTGGCCGTCCGAGATCAACGTCGACGACAGCGCTGCCGTGAAGGTGGCTCCCGGGATGGCGCTGTCCGCGTTCCAGACGACGGTCGACTGGAGGGCGCCGGTCCCGGCGTTGTAGTACGAGTATGAGGTCGCGCCGCTCACCTTGATCCGAAAGGCGTAGGCGTTCTGGTTCAGGCCGTCCGTGCTGTTGTAGACGGCGGTGAACGTCTCACCGCTGGAGACGTCATGATAGCTGGCGTTGCTGGGGCTTACGAGGGTGGGGGCGTAGGGCGCCGAGTATACGGAGGGGGTGGTGAAGGACTGGACTGTGCCGTAGACGGTGCCCTGGCTGTTCGATGCGACTATCTGGAAGTAGTAGGTGGTGCTCGGGGTCAACCCAGTCAGGGGCCAACTCTCACCCGTCGTCCCCGAGAATCCCGTAGCGGTCGTGGTCGTGCAGGGCGAGAGGCCAGCATTCGTCGCCCATCGGAAGTCGTAGGTGGAGGTTCCACCTCCGTCGGCCGCCAGCCCGTTGTCGCTGACGGTCCCGTTCAGGGTCGCGGTGGTTCCGGTGATCGAACTGGCGGAGCCCGTCGTCGCACTGGGCGGCAGCGCCAGCGTGGTGAAACCGACCCATGATCCGTAGGTGGTGCCCTCGATGTTCCAAGCCGCAATCTGAAAGGTATAGGTGGTGTTGGGGGTCAGACCCGTCACCGTTCCCGTGGGCGACACTGAGCCGGTGAAGGAACTCGGCGAGGCGCCCACGGGGGTACCGCCGCAGTTGAAGTCGCAATTCGAGGTGGCCGTCCCACCACTAGCGGTGTAGAGACCATTGTCGTTGACGGTGCCGTTCAGGACCGCCGAGGTGGCCGTGATCGAGGTCGCCGTCCCCGTCGTCGCGCTAGGGGCCGAGACCGGGGCGTAGTTGATATACGCGCCGATGGCCCCGATAGCCGTAAGGCCGCTGAGGCTGGACGGTCCCGCCACGTTCCCGTCGAGGTAGCCGGTGCCACTGCCGTAGCTAAAGAGCATAGTGCCGGTGGAGGTGCGCCACCAGCCGATGTAGATCTGGGTGCCTGCCGCCAAGCGAACGCCGCTAACGGCGAGCGCCTGCCATGCCTGCCCGCCGGTGCTTGGAGACCCGGCACCAAGATAGGCCGTGGCGCTACCGAACAGGATGTTCCCAGATGAGCCCCAGACGATCCCCTGAAACTCGGTGGTGCCGGAGTAGGCGTCGGCATAGATCACGATGGACGAGACGTAGCCGTCCGCCGGCATCGTGTAGATGGGCGTGCAGACCTGGGAATGGGTGTTAGAGCCGTACTCCCACCAGCCCGTGAAGGATGGCTGAGAGCCAAGCGTAGCCATCAGGCGTGTGCCTCCCAGGCCCGCTGGGCGTTGAGCACCCGTCGAAAGTTCACGTCATGCCCCCAGTCGCGATGGGTCGGACGGTAGTGGCTGCGCGCCTCGGGGACGAGCTCGCACTCCCAGAAGGCTTGCCCGCACGGTGCGCAGAGCCACGGGGGCGTCTGCGGAAGGCTCACCTGCTGCATGTCGCGCCCGCAGTTCGGACACTTCTGGGTCACCATCCCATGCTCGCCTTCATGCGCTGCTCCAGGTCCGCGTTCTGGGCGGCAAGAGCCCCGGCGACGGCCGCCTGGAGCTGAGGCTGCGAAAGGCTCGTGCCCATGATCTGGACGGTCGGGTGGTTGTCGATCTGGACGCTGCTGGCCGCCGAGGTGCCGCCATGGCCGCCCGGGTAGATCACCGTGCCGCCGGCGCCGGCGTAGGCCAGTTCTGGACCCTGCTCGCCGACGATGCCCCAGCCCCCGATGGGGATGGAGCCGCCGAAGGCGTGGCCACTGAAGAGGCTACCTAGCCAACTCACCGGGTTCAGGCCCTGGATGGCTTTCCAGATCGCCGTGCCCACCCCGGAGATGCCCTTGCCGATGTCGCCAAGCAGCGTCGATAGATAGCCGCCGATCTGCCCCGGTAGGCCGGTGAAGAACGCCCCGATGGAGTTGAAGAACTTGCCCACATCACCGAGGAGGGACGATGCGTCGCCGGAAACGCCACCCCAGAGGCCACGGAACCAGCCCCCGATGGTCGAGAAGAACGCGCCGATGGCGCCGGTGACGGCTTTCCACGCCCCGGCAACGTCACCAGGTAGGCCGCGGAACCAGCCGCCAATGGTCGAGAAGAACGAGCCAATGGCCCCGAGGGCGGTATTGAACGCCCCATGCACTTGCGACGGACCACTCTCGACCCAGTGCGCGATGGTGGAGAAGAAGTTGCCCAGGGCCGACACGACGGTATTCCATACACCTACCAGGGTGCCGGGCAGGCTGTGGAACCAGCCGCCGATGTCCTCGAAGAAGTTGGCCACCGCGCCGGTGAAGAACGCCTTCATGGCGCTGGAGATGTTGTTCCACGAACTCTGGGCCATTGGGCCGATCGAGTTCGGGTTACTACCACTCGGAGCCGAGACGCCCGGGATCGGGCTCTTCGCGGGCGTACCGAAGGCCTGCTTCGGCATCTTGCTCCAGAGGAGGAGGAAGGCCGCCAGCGGGACGGCCAGCGAGGCGAGAGTGGCGTACAGGGTGAGGGATGCGATGTTGAGCCCCAGGACCGCCACCGTTGCAGCGCCGATCCCCTCCTCACCCGCAAACGCCACGAAGGCCGCTCCCAACTCCGGGAGGCTAGCGATGAAGGACAGGATGGCGAGAGCCTTCATCCGGCTCCCCAGGAGTAGGATGGCCGCCGCCCAGGCGAGGATGGGGCCGACGCCAGGGATCTTGATCATCCAGCTGACGATGTCGGCCAGCCAGACGACCAGTTGCGTCAACATGGGCGCGATGTCGAGGTACAGCTGCCCGAAGCTACTGAGCAGCGCCGGCAGCACCCCCAGGATGGCCTCGTACTCCTTGAGGTGGACCTCGAAGAGGTTGCCTACCGAAGCCTTGCCGGAGGTCGAGGTGAGCCACTTGTCGAGCAGCTTCAGCATGTTGGTAAGGTCCGTCACGATGCCGGACGCCAGACCCTTGCTGTTGGCGAAGACGTCGTAGAGGGTGATCCCAATCTGCTTCAGGAGGTCCCACCACATGTGGAAGTCGCCGAGCAGATCGTTGACCCACTTCTCCCAGACGCTCGACGGGCCCGTGTTGAGCTTTATCAGAGCCTGGTTGAGCCAGTTCATGAAGCCCCCGCCCTTCATGGCCACATAATCCAGGATCTTCGCCACCAATTCGACACCGTTCGTGAGGGCGCTCATTGACGTGGGCAGTTCGTTCTGGAACTTCTGCTCAATCTGGGTGAACATGGCGAGGCCCGGACCGTCGATCCAGGTCTCCAGTGGCACCAGGGCCTTCTGGATGATGCTCATGTTCTCGGCGGCGTACTTGCCGATGGTGGGGAGGAACTTCTCGGCCACCAGCATCAGGGTGTTGAGGATGTTCGCGCCGGTGGATTCCGCCTGCCCGGTCATCGCGTTGAACATCTGGTGGAAGCCCTGCGCGGTGTTGGCCGCTTGCAGGACCGCCGCCCGGGCGAGCGGCGAGAAGGAGGACAAGGTGTAGTTGAGTTGGTTCTGGGCGGCGACTGCCTGAACACTCCCCGCGCCGTAGACGGCGACCGCTTGGCTAAGCGCGTTCTGCGCTGTCACCACGTTCTTGATGTCGCCGAGGGCCTGCCCCATGCCGGCCATGTCGGTGCCCATACCGACGGCCATCGTGGTCAGCGCACCCGCGGCCAGGAGCGCGCCGCCGGCCAGGGCACCAGCGAGTGATGCCCCGAGCCCGAGAGCGGTGGTCATCAGGTGCTCCATGCCGAAGCCTGCCAGGGAGAGCGCCGACCCGAAGGCCGCCATCCCGCCGATACCGCCGCCCCAGCCGAGGAAGGTGAGCAGGTTGGTGCCGCCTCCCGCGGCTGCACTGCCACCCGCAGCACCAGCGACGGCACCTAGACCACCACCACCGCCTCCACCGCTGCCTGCTGAGGCACCCAGGAGGGCCGCTAGGCCACCCCCACCCCCACCGCCTGCTGCCCCTCCGGCGAGGGCGCCTCCTGCGTTCGCACCGATGGTGACGTTGACGGGCTTGGCCGTGAAGGCGTCCAGGAGGGCTCGCGCCTCGACCAGCTTGGCCTCCAGCGGCGAGATGTCAGCGTCGACGATCGCGGTACCGGAGGCGTCGCCAAGAGACTGGACCTCCTTCTTGGCCGCGGCGACCTTCGCCACCAGATCGGAGATGTCCCCTTGGAGCACCGCCGTGACTGGAGGGAGGTAAGACCCTGGCATCAACTAGCTCCTGGAATTGCGGCGGCCCAGACCGCGTAGAAGCGGGCCGAGACGGCGGCGAGGCTGGCTGGCACGGCCGGCGCGAGGTAGGGCCGGGCCGGGAGGGTCACGCGATGGGCGTAGAAGCGAACGCCCCCGTTGACCCAACTGAGCATCCCGGGGCGACCGGACCCGCTGCGGGCCATGTGGTGCGGGAGGATCGTGCCTCCGAGCTCCTGGATGCGCCCGTAGATGACGGTGGGGCCGATGGTGCTGGACCAGCGGTAGGGGCCCGTCCTGGCCGTCCCAGAGCCCGGGATGGCGGCAGCACCGTCCCCGGCCCCGACGATGATCGACCGGCGGAGGACCCCCGTTCGGACGTTGGGCCCGGGCCGGTGGGAGGCGTTGCTGCGCGCCCGTCCCTGGATGATGGCCGCGCCCTGAAGGACCGCCACCGGGGTGGCGCGCTCGAAGTCCCCCACCATGGTGTCGAGGATCTCGGCGAAGGCCTCAACCGACGACGCGGAGAAGCGGGCGGTAAACTCAGCCATCGCACCAAACAAAGGTTCGGGATTGACTACACGGCCGGGCGTGGTACAACCACGTCATGCGTGAAGTGATCGCCCTGGCAGTCATGACTGCGGCGGCCCTGCTGATCTGGTCGGGCCCCGTGGTGCTCGGCATCCTGGTGCTCGTGGTAGGGGCCGTCGTGCTCTTCGCACTGCGCCCTAGATCAGCCTCGGTCTGACGCTCTCCCGGACGTTGTCGATAGCGAGGAGCCAGTCGCAGAGTTCGGCCGGCGCCGCCTCGATCTGATCGAGCGTCCAGCCGGTGACCCGGACGATCTCGTAGGTCCTCAGTTCGGGGGGGAGGTTGCCAGTGAAGGACCGCCCGCGGTAGAACCACCCGACCCGCTTGAGCCGCCAAAAGGGTCATCCCGCTCGCCGTCCAGGTCAGCCTTGGTCGGCGCGAATCGGTTGGGGATCATGGTCCGAGCGATGGCGGGTGCGCAGACCAACTGGAGGAAATCGTAGTCGTCGGCCGGGATCTCGCTCAGGTGCTCCAGGTCGATGGGGATGCCGTCGAAGGACCAGGCGGTCACCATGGCCAGGACACAGGCGTCGTTGGCCGCCAACAGGGCATCGAAGTCCTGATCGGGGAGGGAGAAGTCGATGAGCGGCTCGCGCTCCTGACCATCCTCGAGCTTGGCGTTGCGGCCGTTGATCTCGGCGTTCTGGCGAAAGACCCGCTGCGTCTCCGCCGAGACGTGGCTGATCGCCCGCTGCAGGGAGCGCCGGCCCTTCTCGGTCAGCTGCTCCGGCTCGCGGACGTCGGCCCAGGCCCCCTTCGTGATGAGTTCGATCCGTGGCACGTTTCTCTCTCCTTGCCCCGACCGGATGGTCAGGTTCTAGACGTAGGTGGTGGAGACCGCGTTGGTCAGGGTCACCTTGACCGGGGAGAAGCCCCCCGAGACGCCGATGTCGGTGGTGTTGGCGATCGCGGTCCCGGTGACGTCGATCTCCAGGATGTCCTTGTCAGCCTTGAACGGCGCCGCCGTGAAGGCAACGCTCGTGGAGTGGACCTCGAGGATGCCGCTGGCGCCCTGGGTGAGGGTCAAGTCCACCGCGGGCTGGGTGTTGTTGAGGTAGTAGCCGAGCATCGTGTCGGCGGCATCGGCCAGACCCGAGAGCTTCCACGAGACGGTCAGCGGACCGATGAAGATCTCGGAGGGGTTCTGGGTGCCGTCCAGGCCCTTGATCACGGTGACCTTGCGGGTCATGGTCACGGTGGCCTCGGTCACGACGACCGTGGAGGTGCCGCCGATGGTGCAGGCGCACTGCCAGGCTGCCACCGGGAGGACCCCGGTGTAGGTGGCGGTCGGGTTGGTCTCGTGCGCCGAGAGCAGCGACGTGATCTTCCCGGTGAACTTGAGCAGGTCCTCGGCCGTGTACTGGAGCTCCACCTCGGTCCACTGGGCGCCGGCGTAGCCGCGGGCGTTGGTGGCGTCGTAGTTGTGGGTGATGGAGTGCGAGGTCGGCTGGCCCTGACCCGAGTTCAGCACCGCCGCAGTGTGGACGTAGGGACCCACGCCGGTGACCGCCTCATCGCCCAGGACGCCCGAGATCGCGAAGCCGATGGTGTCCACCCAGACGCCGCCGCCGACCGAGATGTTGGCGGTGCCAACGCCCGGCACCATGCCGAGGTCGGTCACCATCGAGCCCACCAGGGCCGTGACGGGCAGCTCGGTGATCTTGTCTTCGGGGGTGAAGGAGTCCAAGTGCAGGAACGCCGTCGACGTCAGCCAGGTGCCCTTGACGGCCTCCTTGGCGATGCCGATCTGTTGGCGAGCTACTGGCAGGGCAGTCGCCGGGTAGGTTATTCCTGGCATGGCGGGTTCTCCTCTGGCGTGGCGGGGGCCGCCTTGCCGGTCTTCGGGTGGGGCTCCGCTGCCACCGGGGTCAGCAGGCCGTGGAAGAGCTCAACGTCCGATTCGAGGACGTCGCCCGGCGCGAGGGTCTTGCCCACCGACGGGACGTAGACCTCGGCCTCGCCGACGTAGCGGTAGCGGAAGGCGTTCATGTGTTGACGACCTCAAGTGCGGTGATGGCGAGATGGCCCCAGATGTGCAGACCGGCCTCGTCCTCGGAGAGCACGGGCAAGTCCTGGTCCAGGCGCAGGTCGAAGCTCCCCACCCCGTCGCCTTCACCGGCTTGGAGGATGGGGTTGCTGCTGCTGGTGGTGCCGAGGGCTGGGTCGGCCCGGATGGCGTCCAGGATCGACTCGGCGATGGCGTCGAAGTCGGACTGCCCGTCCTCGCCCTTCTGCTGGGCGGAGAAGCAGACCAGTTCGAGCGTCACCGTATAGGTGATCTGCTTGACCCCCATCCCGAGGCGCTTCTCCTGCTGAGAGGCGATGACCGGGAAGGAGACGGCCGTGGTCTTCGCACCGGGGTCGTTGAGCGCGTCCGTGCGCTTCGGCATGGCCTCGTAGAAGGCCACGTTGGCGATGCCCTGGCCGTTGAGGTAGGTGTAGACGGCCTCGCGGACCGTCTCGCGGCTCACAGGTCGCCCTCGACCGACACCTTGGCCACGAAGTGCCCCTTCTGGAGCATCTCCTCGGCCCGGCGCAGCCAGGCGTTCCCGGTCGACGTTGAGCCCTTCACGCGGGAGGCCGTCGGCGCACCGCCAATGGTGGACATCATGAGGGCGTTGGTTCCGCGCTCGGCGATCATGCCGGCGGTGGCCTCGATGGCGATCTGTTTGAGCCGTGGGGGCATCGCCGACACCGGGACGCCCGCGGCGTGGGCGTTCGCGGTCGGGTTCACCAGTGGCACCGACGCCGATCCGAAGATGTAGGTGGAGGCGACCGTGACGACCTCGCTGTTGGGGTCATCGGTAAGGGCCAGGACCATCCCCGGGAGGACCCCGGGGGGGTTCGGGACGGTGAGGATCGAGGCGCCAGCCGCCACCGACACCGCCAGGACCGTCACGGGGTAGCCGTTGACGTAGCTGTACTGGACCCACTGGAGGCGGTCGCGTCCCCGCGGTCCGAACTGAATCGGCCCCTGCATGGTCGCCGTCGGCAGCGCCGATTCGTAGACCACGAAGCGCCGGTTCTGCACCGCCAGGTTGTCGAGGCTGGTCAGCGGCACCATGCTGCTCGGCAGCCAGCCCACCGAGACGGCGGTGACGGCGCGGATGGGGAAGCAGCGGGGGTAGACCGAGAAGGAGCCGAACCGGCTGCGGACCTCGCAGAACTCGGTGTCGTTCGTGGCGGCCAGGACCTGGTTGCAGATGCCGTCCATCCAGGAGGACGCCCGGACGATCAGCTGCGTCAGTTCGCCCGGTACCAGGTCTCCCGTCTGCACGGCCGTGGGCGCGTCCAGGAACTCCTGGTCGGTGATGTAGGGGATCCCCGCCGTCTCGGGGCGCGAGATGGTGGAGATCGCGGGGGCGACGGTCACGCTGCTCTCCTTTGACGGGCTCGGTGATCGGCGTAGGCGTTGAGTGCGGTCAGGGCTGCGTGCCAGCGCCAGTACGCCCGCAGCGCCCGCTCGGTGGCCTCCAGGAACGCCTCGCTGGGCTTGCACCCGTCGGCGAACCAGACCACCGACTGGTGCTCCACGACGGCGACGAACTCGTCATCTGCCTCGTGGAACCAGGCCAGCCATGCGTCGCCCTCGGCCTTCAGCCGGAGTTGCCCCTCGGTCGGGTCCGTGAAGAGCGAGGACGACCAGGCGGTCATAGCTTGCGGAGGACCTTCCCGGTGGCGGGGTCGACCAGGTACTCGCCCGTCTCGTCGGAGACATGGTGGGTACCGATCGGCCAGACGCGAGCATCCAGGGGCGCCGACGGCAAGGGAGGCGTGGGGGCGACTGCCGCCGGCGCCGGCTGGATGTTGGTGAGATGGCTAACGGCACTGCGACGTCTGGAGGCTGTATCAGTCATTGAGTGTTCCTTCCTCGTCGAATGTCGAGCCACCACACCGGGGACACGTCTGGTCACGGAAGTAGGCGCGGAAGCCGCACCCGGAGCACACGAACGCGCTGCCGCCGACCGCCTGATGCACCCGAGAGGAGCACCCAAGCTGCCGCAGGATGTTGATGTGCTGGGGGTTGTCGACGGAGACCACTCCGCCGCGCGCCCTGTAGACGGGGCCGCCCTCCCACACCTGGAGCTGGTGGGCCGCCTTGTCGGTGCTCAGGAGGTCCATCAGATCGACAGCGCCGTCCACGAGCCGGCCGACTTCACGTACTGGCGCTGACCGGAGGTCCCGGGGGTGTCGTTGCGGTGGTAGATGTCCCCGTTCGCCCCCAGCGCCGCTGCGGGGACGCCAGAGCCGCCCCAGACGGTCGGACCGACGACGCTGCCATTCGTGAGACGCGCCCCCTGCGCGGCGGCGACCGTCACCGGAGGCGTGGGTTCGTGGATGGCCATGAGGGAGCCTCCTGAAGGGGTGAGAGCGTCCCGGCCACCTGGGCGGCGCAGCGGACCGGGTTCTCCCTGGCGCGCCGGTGTGGCCGGTCTTAGGGTGGATTCCGCTGGACGCCGCGATCCCAGGTGGTGGTTCCGGTTCGCGTGGATGCCGCCCCCAGAGGGGCGGAAGGCCCGAAGACCTCCCGCCCCAGCGAAGGGGGGGCTAGTTGTTGATCTGGGTGATCGAGCCCGACCAGGCCGGCGCGTAGTGCACGAGAGCGCCGAACCAGTAGGTGCTGATGTCCCAGGACATCTGGATGTCGGGCCAGTCGATGGCCATGAACGGCTGGACCTCGCGGTCGATCACCGTGCTGGTCACGCGGCTGTCCGGGATGGGGAGGGTGAAGCTCTGGACGAGGATGCTGCCAGCGGGCATGTACGGGTGGACCGTGAGGGGCACGTTGTCCTTGCCGGTCGTCTCGTTCTGCATCCCGGTCACCAGACCACCGAGGACCACCCCGTTGTCACCGATCTGGGCGGTGAAGCGGTAGTTGGTGGACGAGGTCGTCTTGAGCAGTTCGGAGAGCTGACGACGGATGGACGCGGTCAGGAAGATCTCGTCCGGGTCCGCCAGGTTGAAGTTCCCGCCGATCCCCTGGCCGTACAGGCCGGCGAAGCACGCCTGAATCTCGACACCCGGAGTGGTGGTCGAGAGGGCCGCGTTCAGCTGCTTGGTGTAGCCGGAGAGGCTCGGGTTCGCCGCCACGGTCAGCAGCCCATCGTAGGAGTAGGTGCTGGCCGAAGCGTCCGCGGCGGGAGGCTGGGCGCCGGAGTTCGGGCATCCGCCCGTGCCGCCGCCCGTGAAGTTGATGGTGAAGGCGCCGGCACCCGCCGTCTGCGTCGAGCCGCAGTACCAGGCGTTCGCGATGCCAGCCGCGGTGCCGGCGAAGACGTCGTAGAAGAGCGCCCCGGCCGAGCCGGTGAAGCTCACGTTGACCACATCGCCGGTGGTCGCTGAGAGGCCGGTCGAGCCGACCACGGTGGACGCCAGCGAGTCGCCCGCGCCGCTGTTCGCACAGACGTAGACGTACAGGTTGGCGATGTTGGCGGTGTTGCCGGTCTGGCCGGCCGAAGCCGCCGCAGCGGCCACAGAGACGGCGGTCGGGGCCGCGAGGGCGCCCGAGTAGCCGGACTGGTTGCCGCGGCCGTAGAGGTGCTCGCGCTCCTTGGCGCCGAGGCTCGACCAGAGCAGCCCGGTGTGGGACAGCTGGCGGGCGTCCTGGAGGCCTTCCATCGCGTAGCCGATGCCCCAGTCGACCTGGTCAGACAGGCCATGCTCGATCATGAGCACGGAGCCCGACTTGGTCGCGTAGGAGATCTGCGTGCCGCGACGGAGGCTGATCGGCCCGAACGCCGTCGAGGCGGAGTCCGAACTGAGGCCGGCCATCAGGTTGGGAACGCCCCCCTGGCCGGAGTTCGACCAGCCGGTGACCTGGTCGAAGTGGTGAGCGGTGCCCTCGGCCGGTCCGGTGGGGATGCGGTCGACGAGCGGGGTCTTGCGGTTGACGAGCAGCTGGACCACGGGGAGCAGGTCGTACGGGACCAGCTGGGTGGAGGGGTTGCTGAACGTCCAGGCCTTGGTCAGGTCCGCCTGGGCGGCCTTGGCCGCGTCCAGGGAGCCGCGGATGCTGGCCAGCGCGTCGGGGGACATCGACTTCTCGACGGCGTCGAGGTCGAGGCCGGCGAACTGGCGCATGGCGTCAGCAGGCCCGGCGCGACGGCCGAGGCTGGCGAACTTGCCAGCGGTGGGGCGGGGGTAGTCGCCGCGCTGCGACTTCTCGGTGACGCCGGCCCACACCTGCTTGAAGCGCTCGACCGCGGTCGCCTTGTCGGCGGGGGACGAGTGCGCCGGCACGATGTAGTCCAGCACGTTGCGTGCGGTGGTCATGGTGGGTCCTCAGTGAACGAGCTTCTCGATGTCCGCCTCGCGCGCCTTGGCGAGGTCTGCGTACCCCTGACGGAGGTCCGAGTCCTCGATCGTCTCGGCGAGACGGCGGTACTCGTCGCGCTCGGTGGAAAGCCGGGAGCGCTCCGAGCTGATGGCGGCCTGACCGTTGGTGCGGGCCCGTGCGGGCGCCGGCAGCGGCAACGCGAGGACCTTCTCCAGGTCTGCCTCAAGGCTCTTCACCTTCTCCTGCAGATCGGACTCTGTCTTCGGGTCGATGCCGAGGGCCTTGCGGAGCTCCTCAACTACGGTCGGGTCAGCGATGAGTGACTTGATGAGATCGGGCGTGACCGCCTTGACGGCGTCGGGCGTGACGGCCTTGTCCTCGTTGAGGGGGCTGTCGGTCTCGCCCATCCGCGCCTCGTGTCCCCACCAGGCGAGGAACAGCGCGAGGCACTGGGCGAGGTCCTGGATGTCGAGGATCTCGTCCTCGCCCTTGATGAGTTCCTCGATCTCGAGGATGAGCTGCTGGGCGATGCCCTCGCGAATCTGGGCGAGTTCGGCCGGATCGTGGATCTGCCCCTCCGGCGTGTCGGGCGCGTCGGCCTTCCAGGTGTCCGGGATGAGGTTCGAGGCACCGAGGGCCGCGGCCCGGCGCTTGATGAACGCCTTGACTGCGCCCGGGTTCTTGTTGCGGCCGATCGCTCGGATGGCGTTCTTGAGGTCGCCGACGTTGGCGATGGGATCGCGCGGCTTCTTGCTGCCCGGCAAAGGTGGCAGCGCCTTGCCCTGTTCCTGGAGATCCTCGCGCTCCCCCTGCGAAACGTCGCGCTTCTCCAGGTCGGGCTCGACCGCCTTGTCGGCGCCGCTCTTGTCGGCGTCCGAGAGCCCCTCGTCGCGATCCTCGACCACGTCCGGGTCCGAATCGGCGTGCTGGTGGGTGTGCGGAACGCCGCTGTCCAGCGAGCGGTGTTCGGCCACGTCGGGTCCGTGGTTGTGCTGGTGACGGTGGTGGCCGTCGGCATGGGCGTGGGAATGGGAGTGCTCCACCCGCTCCGCCTTCTCGACGATCTCCTCGACGGCGACGAACGACCCGTCCGCCTCGGCCGCCTTGGCCAGGACCAGTTTGGTGCCAGGGGTCGACCCGCGGTCGCAGAGCGAGACCTCGACCACCTTGCCGCCCACGATCATCCCGTTGGGGGCGATCGACTTCTGGGTGTAGTCGAGCTTGTGGCCCTTCACCCCGATCGACAAGTCGGTCAGGATGCCCGTCTGGATCTTCTGGATCGACACGGGGTCAGCCACCAGGCCGGTGATGTAGGCGCCGTCGGGCTGGTCCTCAAGGGTGAGGGCCTTGCCGATGGCGCGGTGGGGGTCGTGCTGCTCGCGCAGGTTGCCGCCGGTCGCAAACCAGTCCCGCATCGCCGGGATGGCCCACTCCATGCTGGCCCGCTGCCCGTCGGCGTCGAGGTCCGGACCCGTGGCCTTGGATGCCTCGAAATACAGGATGCCGTCGTCGACGTGGCTCTTGGTGAGCGTTCCGACGACGGTATAGGCGATCTCTTCAGGCTGCATGGGGTTAGACCTCACTCTCATTCGGTGCCCGAGGGCACTAGGGCTAGGGCGCATCGGCACCGCGGATGGGCCGGCGGGTTCGGGTCGCCGCTTCTGAACGGTCGGGTCAGAGGGATCGCCCCCTGAGCCGCATTGGCCACGCATACCGGGCACGCGCCCGGAGCGTCGAGCCACTCCTTGTCCATGCCCCCGGTGGCCTTCGCCATCGCCAGCATGGACGCCTCCATCGCCCTGGCTATCTCGGTGCGGGCGATCACTTCCGCCCGCTTCTCGTCGTGCAGTATCCCGTCGAGGCGTGCCGTGGTCTGAGCGGTGCTCTCGCCGGCCGCCACGGACGTGGCCAGCTGGTTGCCGATCTCGGTGACCGACGTCTCACTGACCCCTCGTAGGTCGATGCGCAAATTGGAAAGCGCCTCACCGAGTGCGCCCTGACGGAGCATCTCCTCGGGGAGGGCCGTGCCCGGCATCGCCGCGCTCTCCCAGCCCATGTCCACCGCAGTGGTGACCGAAGGGGTGAGGGCCGACTCAAGCGCCGCCGCCTGGCTGATGGGGAATCCCAGCGCTTGGAGCGCCCAGTGGAACGCGGTCCCGACGCCGGTCTTGACCAGCGCCTCGACGGCCTCCAGGAGTGTGCCGGCCGTCCATCCCCCCGCCAGGGCCGCGGTAACGGGGGGAGTGGCCTCCGCTGCCAGGCGGTCAGCCTCCAGCGTATTCGGCGGCTCAGCGGGGGGAACTACGCCGCCGCTGCCGCCATCGCTTTTGGGGACCGTCGCCACTAAGACCTTGCAGGCTTCGAGATCGCCGCGCTGGCCCGCTGTATTCAATGCCTTGGCGAGGCTGGGGGTGACTGCGGCGAATTCGAAGTCGCGCCAGGACTTCCCCTGGCGACGCTGGGCGAAGGTCAGGAACGTCTCGGCCTCATCGGCCACTTGGCTCTTGATGTGGGTGGTGACCTCGCCCTTGGTGGGCGTCTCTCGGGCGGCGGGAGGCTTGGCTACTGCAGCAGTAGCCTTTGCGCCCGGGGTAGCTTTCCCGGGGACAGTCTGCCCGGTCACCGGGTCCACGGGGGGCGCCGGCTCGGGCTCGCTGGACCCCTCCATGAACTCCGGGCCGCTGGCGGTCATGACGAACGGCATGTCCGCTTCGGGGAAGCTGTAGAGGCTGTCGCCGTTCTCCGCCCGGATGTCGTTCAGCGTCTTCTGGGCGCTGTAGATGCGTACCTGGTCGGTGGTGGCCTGGGCAGCGTCGTCCTCATGGGTGCCGCCGCCGGTGAAGAGCAGGGTGAGCTCGGGTGGCATCCCGGCGAACCGCCGGAGCATCCCGTTGACCACGTCGACGATCCACTCCTCGAGCGGGCCATCCCCCTCGGTCTCGTCGATGTTCTGCTCGCCAGCCTGCACGGTGTTGGTGCCGAAGAAGCCGCGAGGGGAGATCACGCCCAGTTGGGTGGGCATCACCGCGTACTTCGAGCCGATCTGCTTGATGAGGAACTCGTCGAGGTCGGGCTTGTACTTCTCGGCGAGCTGGGGCGGGAAGACGAAGTCGAAGGTGCCGGGCCAGAGATGGAACTGCTGGCGCGCGACGGTGTTGCCCGACATCGCGTCGTTCATGTTCCGTTCCATCTGCTTGCGGTCGGTCTCGTCCCAGGTGGCGTCCTTGGCCATGACCTCAGCCCGGCCGAGCACGCCGTGCTCCCACTCCTCCCGCCACCATGCCTGACGCTTCAGCCAGAGGTCGATGGAGGGGAGTGCCTTCTCGGTGGGGGAGGAGCCGAACGGCCAGGTCCCGGTCGAGCGGATGTCCCGCGGCGCGTAGAACAGCTGGTCCGCGCTGAACTCCTGGTCGTAGTCGGGAGCACTGGTGAACTCGCCCCGGGGGAAGCCATACAAAATCTGTTGAAAAGCGGGGTAGGGCGGTGCCGGCCGGTTGCCGTTCTCGTCGAGCAGGGGCTTGATGGTCGAGCCGTCGAGGATCCGGAAGCCGAGCGGCTGCTGGCCACGCACCCATGCGCCCACGGTGGGGAAGACGGGCCAGATCGTCAGGGCGTCCCAGACCATGTGCTCCTCGGTCAGGTTGCCCAGCCAGGCGGACCAGTTCTCGCCGTTCTGGCGGTCGGGCTCCTCGAGGATGGCCCGGATACGCTCGATCTCGCCGGAGAGCTTCTGGCGGCCGACGGTCTGGGCCCGCTGGGCGGACTTGATGCTCTCATCGCCGGCTATGACCGCTGCGGTCGCCTGGGCGGTCAGAGCGATGTCCCAGGTCTTCTCCTGGAGGGAGTGCTTGCGGATGTCGATGCAGCGGCGGGCGACGTCGCACTGGTCTGCCGCGGCCCGGAGCACCTCGAAGGGGATCGGGCGCTGGTTGGTCAGGCGCAGGTTCCATGCGATCTCGTACTGGGTGCGGCGAGGAGCCGGGCGCCCCCACGGTCCCGGAGCGTCGATCGGGCGCGGGATCAGCGGGGTAGCCGGACCGAACGGCACCTGCCCGTCCAGAGGGTTGCGGGGCAGCGGGTTGGTCTGCATCCCCAGGTGGGACGCCAGGGCGATCGCCTGCTGCTGGTTCATGGTCTGCGTCCCGTCAGGCAGCGTGACGCGCCCCTGGGCGGTCGTGAGCGCGCTGACGGCCTTCTCGACCGCGATCGCGGCGATCTCGGCGACATCTTCGCGCGAACGGCGGGTCCACCAGGCCATCAGCGGTACCCGAACGCGCCGAGGCGAGGCTCGGACCGCTGCGTAGCGCTGGGGATGCTGCGTAGCCAAGCGGCCGTGCTGGAGTTCTCCATCACGTCAGTCAGCGCCCAGACGAGCGCGTCCATGCGGTCTGGGGACGTCCCGGCGTCCTGCGTCCATTGCGTCATCTGGTCCTCAAGCTCCCTGTGCGGGCCGACGTGGTGAACGTGGCCCTGCCGGTAGAGCGTGGCGATCGGCTCGGCGCGGATCACCTTGCCCCGGGTGGCCGAGACGAGCCGCACCGGGACGTGGGGGTCGACCGAGCGGATGGTGTGCTCGACCATCTCCCCGCCGTAGTTCTTCTCGGCGACGATCCGATCTGCCTTGAACTCGCGATAGGCGGCGATCGCTCGCTTGGCCCACTCTTCGGGGTGAAGCTGGCCGGAGCGGTCCGCCAGGACGTAGCCGTCGCCGTTGACCCCGCGGCCCGCAGCGACGATGCCGGTCTTGTCCCGTCCCCCGCCGGCCGGGTCCACCCCGATCACACAGCGGAGCAGCTCGGGGGCCTCGTCCACGCGGAGGGTATCGAGCTCCAGGAGCGTCCAGAGGGCTCCCTCGACATCGTCGATGAGCTCCCCGAAGATCTCCTGCCGCTCGTACCGGCTGCCAGCGTAGGTGGCCAGGACCTCCTCGGCGAAGGTGGGGGCCAGGTTGATTAGGTTGTCATAGGTCGAGCCGGTGCTGAGCCGGGTGGTCGGCCGGCCGATAATCTTGCGGACCAGTGGGCGCGACCGGGGGGTGGTCGTGAAGACCACGCGGGGCCGAGGGCCGAGCCGCAGACCGAGGAGGAGCAGGTCGAGCGTCTCTTCCTTCGTCCAGGAACCGACCTCGTCTCCCCAGCAGAACCAGTGCTGAGGACCGCGCAGCCGCTCTGGCTCGGTGGCGGGGAAGCCCCGAAGTATCGACCCGTTGGTCAGGGTCAGGGTCAGGTCGGTCTTGACCCAGCTCTTGACGTACTGGCGGGGGATGACGGCCAGGAGGCCACTCTCGCCCTCCACCATCGTCTCCCGGATGTCCGCGTAGGTGGGGCCTACCAGGCCGATGCGGGCCCCAGGGTACTCGTGCGCCCAATGGGCCACCGTCTCGGCGCCGGTCCGGGTCTTGCCCGTTCCTCGCCCGGCCATGTACAGCCAGGTGAGCCAGTCGCCTTCAGGCGGTAGCTGCTCCGGCCTCCTCGCCTCCAGCAGGCGCCACTTCGCCCGGCTCCGATCCCACAAGTCGGGGATAGACTTGATCGCCCGGGCCAAGTCGAGGAGTTCGGATTCGCTCGACGGCCGCGTCGATCTCGGCGTCAACGTCGCGGTCGCCATTGTGTAGGGTGGCCTCCACGTCGAGCCTCTGCCGGTCGATCAACGAGCCGTCAAGCTTGGCGATGTCCATCTCGATCTGCCGGAGCTGCCCGTACAACTGCCCGACGTTCAGGCTCTGGTTCCCGGTCGCCTCTAGCCTGGACCGGATCTCCCGGGCCAATTGGTTCAGGGCGTCGAGATGGATCTGGAGGGCGTCGGCCGCCTCATCCTTCGCCAACTCAATGCCGCGGGATAGGTCTTCCTTGACCGTGTCCGCGCTGATCTCCAGCGTAGCCGCGATCTCCAGGTAGGTCAGCTTCCGGGCTCGAAGCTCACGGACCTGGCCAATCCGGGCGAGGATAACCTGATCCTGCCGCCAAGCGATCGTATGGGAGCCGCCCTTCTGGCCGCTGTAGCCACGGGCTCTACCCGTCCGGTGGTTTGCCATCTCTCAGGTTAGCCGTGAGGGCGCAGGGACACGCATCCCAGAATCACCCCGAAGGATAGCACGTACGTTCGGGATTGCAAACCGATTCCTTGACGAAGTCAAGAGGACCCCGGTCAGGACTTGTGGAGGTGCGCCGCCAGGAAGCGGTCGGGCCGGAGCCGCGCACCGGCGGTCGAGCCGAGGGCGACCGCTGCGATCAGCAGAGCCCACATCCAGGGCGACCCTCCGCCACCAGCGGACGGGGGGGTTGTCGCCACCACCGCACCGGACAGCGACCCAACGTTAGACGGCGAGGGCGACGCCACCGGGGTGGCAGTGGGGCTGGCTGAGGGCGATGGGGACGGAGTGGTGGTCGGGGTGCTGGTCGGGGTGCCAACCGGGAGCGCCGTGCCCGTGGAGGGTGCCGTCTGCCCGCCACTCGGGGTAGCGGTCGGACCTGCGGTGGATGTACCCGTCGGCGCGAGGGTTGGGCTAGGGGTTGGGGTTGGCGAGGGGGTGGCAGAGGGAGCCGCGGAGGGAGTCGCGGTCGGAACCACGCAGTCGTTCGGTGGAGGGACCGCGACCCGGGTGTCGCCGTTCATATCGTAGTGGTTGGGGCCGTCCTGGACGTACTCGGCCAGTTCGGCGGAGCCACCTGTGGGCCAGTCCAGGTTGGCCGTCCAGAGCACCAGGGTACCCCCCTGAGTGGTCGGCACCGCGAACGTCTGCGTGGAGATGAGGGCGCCGTTGTCGTCGACCCAGAGCGTGGCTGACAGGACCGCCTCATCGCCGCGGACGATGCCGGTGATCTCCGCCGTGACGGTGGACCCGGTGCAGCCGGTGGTCACGACGACGGCGGGGTTACTCGGGTCTGAGCCTCCGGCAAGGGCGACGGCCGCACCCCCAATGGTCACGGCGAGAGAGAGGGCCGCCCCCGCAGCCCAGCGCTTCACTCGGGACACTCCACCCATCATCGCGTCAAAGGATAGCACGTACGTTAACCCTCCAGACGCTTCGCGCAGGTCCATGCGTGGCGCTAGGCTCCGTCGAGAGCACGGAGGAAGGCGCCGATCCTATGCGGCAGCACCAGTAGTGGCCCCTTGTGGAATTCGTCGGCCGCCTCCCTCAGCAGCGCCACCGCCTCGTCCCGCTGGCGCTCCAGCCCCGCGAGGAGCGGCCACACGTCGGCCACCCGCACGGTGACGACGCGGCTGTGCGCGATCGGCCGAAGCTCGTCGACAGTCAGCGGGGTGGGCTTGCTCTTCTCGGCGCGGAGAGCCTCCCCGATGGTTCGCCCCTGGGGGTCGCGGATGCTCTCATCCATGTGGCTCCTCCCGATCTCTGCTACCCGGCTGGCTGTCAGCGAGGGCGCGGATGAACCTCTCGCGCCTTTCAAGCCAGGCGACCTGGCGCCCACTGAGCACGTCAGCCGCATAGTCCCCGAGCAGCGCCACCGCCTCGTCGCGCTCCAGTTCCGCGATTCGCCATAGCCGTTCGTAGTGTCCGATCAGCCCGTCCCGCTGGCGCGAGGCTTCAAACAGGGCGTCCCGCTGCTCATCCCGTTCCTGGGTGCGCTGGCGGATCGTGGCGAGCAGACGCCGATCGGGGGCGTGATCTTGGCGCTCCAACTCCGCGATCTCCTCGTCGGTCAGCGGGATGAGATCAAGCATCACGTTTCCCCCACCTAGCCTTCGCAGCCCTCCTGGCAGATTCACTCCGAGCTTCGGGGGTTAGGTTGCGAGCGCGAGACTGGCCCCCCTTGCGGCCGAGGGTGATCGCGGTTAGGCCTCCAGGCGGTAGTAGCAGATCGTAGTGATGGCGGCATAGTCCCATGCGGATGGTTGCCTTGGCCCCTTCCAGTTCCACGGCGCTCGTGGCCTCTAGCCCCTCGACGAGGGCGTTGGGGCATTCCCGGATCGCACAGAGCCCTTGGGAATTGCGGAGCACCGGGAGCCCGATGCCTTGGTTTTGGATCTCGCTGACTACTGGTGCCAACGGACCGAACGGGACTCTCTGGGAGCACGTCGGACGGTGGAGCACCGTACCGCGCGTCTCTCGGGCTCCGCACTCGGGGCAAGCCTTCGGGGTGGATTGCCTCACCGGCTCTCTTCCCAGATGGACCGCCATGCCTTCCGGTACGGACCGGCGAGGAAGAGCGCCCCGATCACCAACAGGACCTCGTCGATCCCGAAGTCCGGGAACGGGACGGCCTTGATGGCGAACGCGGCGGCGAACATCCAGCGCAGCGGCTTCGGGAGCCGGGGGTCGGTGGCGAGCGCCTTCCCGAGGCGCATGGTCCTCGCGAAATGCCTGCGGGAATCTGCCCAACGGGTACGGAGATAATCCATGCCCTTCAGGTTACCACCGATGCCTAGCGCTCCGCAAGGCTATAGGTCAGGCGGTCAGCCAGCCGTCCCCCAGGAAGTCCACCATCCCCTCGGCGCAGTCATCGAGGATCGCCAGCAGGGCACGGTCGATCGAGAAGGGGCGCCCAGGGGCGTCGCGGACCACCCGCCAGCGCTCCCCGTGGGCGTTGGTCAGCCAGAGGTCCCAGCGCCGTGGCCATCCTCGCTCCCGGCTGGCGGTGCGGGACAGCTGCGCGAGATCACCGAGAGGCTGCGGGAGAGAGCGCATCGCTCGCCAGAGGTCGGCCTGTGGGACCGCCATCCGGCCCACCCGGTCGCCCACCTCGCCCGAGCCACCCCCGCTGCTCCCCCAGCAGGCCGCCGGCGCCAGGCTCCGCAGGTAGGGGTTCCGCTCGTCGTCACGCTCCGGCGAGAGGCCAGCGGAGGGGTAGGCGTTCAGGTACGCCTTGCACCGTGCCTTGAGGACACTGCGTTGGTGCGCCTCCTGGGCAGAGACGCCGCCGGAGAGGACGGCGAGCGCAGCGACCGACATCGGCTCAGGTGCCCGGCCGAAGGACGAACGGGTGTGCGCTGAGCTGCTGCCGGCGCCGCTCCTCCTCCTGCCGCTCTCGCTGTTCCTCGGGGCTCACGCCCTCGATCTCCGCCACCTCGGCGACGTTCTGGACGCTGGCGGGCGTCAGATAGTCCTCGAGGCCGTGGAGGTTCGTCAGCCAGATGCCGCGGTCCTCCTCGGCGGCGGCGATGATCGCCTCGACCACCTCCCGGGCCCGCTTCTTGGTGGCCACCTGGAGGCTCGGGCTGTTGGGTCGCATGACCGTAATGAGCGTCACCCGTTCCGGCATCGCCCCGAGGCTACGAGCCACCGGCCGGCCGGCGCAAGCGCATTGCAGGAACTTCGCAGGCCCGCTACACTTCGAACCCGTGACCTATCGGTGGGGGCGTCGGTACGTTCGCCCCCTACATGCTGCGGAAGGGACGAAGGGCGGCGGAGAGGCCCTTTGCCAAGAACTCATCCGCCTGACCCCTTCATCCCCGGTCGGACGCTACCACGGTTGCGCCACTCCGGGATACGGGCACTCCGGCCCGCTACAACCCGGGTACTTCCTCCTGTTGCCCTTTGGGCCAGGGTGCGCCCATACTCACGCCGAGCCACCCGACCGGGGTGGTCGCCCTTTGCCGGGAAACCCTCCGAGGAGGATCCATTCAGTGCGCGTCGGTGTCCTACCTCACATGCCAAGCACGAAGCATCTCCTGATCGCTGACGTGAAGGTACCTCTGCATCACCTGGAGATCGGCCCACCCGCCGGCGCGGCGGACGATCTCGGTCGGCACCCCGGCTGCGATGGCACGGGTCGCCCAGGTGTGGCGCAGCAGATGGGGCCAGACGCGGATCCCCGTCGCCGAACTGAGGCCCGAGACGACGCCCCAGATTGCCCCCGGGGACATGGGCTCGAACTCGCCGGCCACCTTGCGCTCGCGGAGCCAGAGGTGCCGCTCCCGACTGTCCGGAGCTACGGGTCGATCCCACTCGACGTACTGCTGGACAGCCTGCCAGAGCGGATCGTCCGGCAGCCCCAGCGGGGTGTAGCGATCCTTGCCGCCTTTCCCCAGGCGCACCCTGACCATGGCTTCCCCAACCTCGCCCGCGAGGTCGTCGAGGGTGACCGAGGCGCACTCGCTGAGCCGCAGGCCCGTCCCGAGCAGGAAGCGGACGATCATCCGATCCCGCGCGGTGCGCGCAGCTCGGAGGAGCCGCGTCACCTGGGCTTGGCTGAGGACCTCCGGGAGGGTCTTCGGGACGGTGGGGTTGCGGACCCGGAGGAGGGATGCCTCCTCCTCGGTCGCCCATCCCATCTCGATGCACCAGCGGGCGAATGCCTTGACCCGGGCAGTGACCGCCAGCAGGGAGCTCGGCTTGAGCCCATCCCGGCGGCCAGTGACCAGGAACTCGATGAGCGTCTCGCGCCCGAGGCACTCCGGCCAGGGCTCACCACCGCGAGCCTGAGCCAGCCGGGGACCGAGCAGCCAGCGCGCATATCCCCGCAGCGTCTCGGGCGATCGGTTGGCAGCGCGGCAGTTCTCCAGCCAGGCCTGGACCGCCTCATCCCAACACTTCGGCTTTTGTCCCCGTCCAGGCGCCGATACGACCATCGGCTGCCAACGGGCCGATCGCTGCACTTGTGCCGCGCTCGCCTCCCCCGGCGTGACGTACATCAGCCTGCCGGCCCTGGCGGTGAGCCAGGACACCGCGCTCATGGCCCGGGTATTGATCCAGGACTTCGCCCACTACCCAAGGTCCCGAGGCGCATCCCCTTCGCGTCTGGTGGCCGAGGAGTTTGCGCTCACTCCGGCCCAGGTGTCAAGGGTTCGCCGTCATGACGCGCCTGCGCGGTGCACGCGCCCGGGGCGCCGCGCTCGAGGTGGGGCGCTTCACCAAGGAGCACGGTGTGCCGCCGACCTACCTCCAACTCGCCGCGATGCTTCACTGCGGAGAACGGATGGCCTACTACCGGGCCGCCGACGCCGAGAAGCTCGGCCTCCTGGTCCGCGATCACGGGATGTGGCCCGTTGAGCGGGTGGGCGTGGCATGAGGCAACGGTCCGTCTCCCCCTCGTTCTTCACTTCCGACCAGGTGATCGGCTGTTCCTTCCCCGCCCGCCTGCTCTTCGTCGGCCTCTGGTGCCTAGCCGACCGGGAGGGGAAGCTGCGCGATGAGCCCCGGCGCATCAAGCGCCAGGTGTTCCCCGATGACCGGGTGGACATCAGCCGGCTTCTCGACGAGTTGCTCTCGGCGGGGCTCATCCTCCGATACCCCGGCGAGACGCTCGTGGGAACTCTCGACTGCATCCTGATCCCAGGCTTCCTGGGTCCGCATGGCCAGCGTCCGCACCCTCACGAGGCGCCGTCCGTGTTGCCAGATGCACCTTCTGATCTGAAAAGCCGTGACATTTCACGGCCAGACCAACCAATGGTAGATCCCGCCGTGAAAAGGTCTGTACCAGCCCGTCGGATACTCAGGCCTTCGGATACTCAGGCCTTCGGAGTCTCAGACACTCTTACGTCGGCTGCCGCCGACACTGCCGCAGCGAGTTTCACTGAGACGTGGAACCAGAACTGCGCCCCGCTGCCCCGGATGCTCCGACCTCCTACCCGTCGAGAGCCGCTGGGCCTCGTCCGGGGATGCTGGGAGGCGTTCGGAGGCGACGGGGAGGGGCTGGCCGCAGCTGTGAGGCGCTGCGCTGCTGACGACCACTACCGGACCGGCGGGTTCGGGTTCGAGGCGTTCTGTCGCCATGCCGACAGGTTCACGACGGACCGACCGACGGCTGTGATCGTGGCGCCGGCCCCGGCGATGACAGAGGCCCAGCGTCGGCGGCAGGCCGAACGCGAGGAGATCCTACGGCGCCACTCCGTACCGACGACGGGCGTCGTGGTCGTGGAGGCATCGGCATGACCGAGCAGGAATGGGGCGCCCTAGTGGCCGGGATGCACGCCGCGTGGCGCGACTGCGACCTGGCGGATTCGGCCCGAGACGAGGCGTACCGGCGGGCGCTCGACCGAGTGCCAGTCGGGATGCTCCGGGCCGCCATCGACATCCTGGCGGCGGACCACGAGCGCTTCCCGTCCATCGCTGACTTTGTGGGGCTCTGCCGTGAGCTCTGGCGGGACCAGCGGGACGCTGAGAGGGACGCCGCTCTAGCCCGCTCCGCTCTGCCTGCTCCCAAGCGAAGCGCCCAGACGCTCGCCGACTTCGACGCTTACGCCGACGAGATCGTGGCCGCCAACAAGGCCGAGCTCCAAGAGTTCGCGCGTCGGCATGGTGTGGGGCCGGAGTGGCTTGGCCGCCGGTTTGCCCAGGCCGAGCGGCCCGGGCCCGTCATGACCGCGCTGCGCCAACGGGTCAGCGGGGAGATCGCCCCGGAGGAGTTCACCCGGCGGATGAAGGGCGTGCGGGTGGGAGGTATGGCATGAGCGGGTGGGTGGCGTACCGCAGCTATTTAGAGACCACGGGGACACGGTTGAGTAACGGCAGTGGCGCCGGGCCAGATGGCACGCCCCTCCGCACGCGGCGGATCGGATTCACCGCCGATCCGAACACCTGTCGGAATTGCGGAAGGCACCTTCCCGTCTGGTGGAAGTCAGGCACATGCTCTCGGTGCCTACCGGCATGATGGAGAGCGAGTTCCTCGCCGCCGTGATCGACCTCGCCCACGCATATCAGTTCAAATGCGCGCACTTCCGGCCAGCCCTGACCGGACGCGGCTGGCGGACCTCGGTCTCGGCAGACGGCAAGGGGTTCCCCGACCTGGTGCTCACTGGCCGGGGCCGCGTGATCTTCGCCGAGTTGAAGAGCGACCACGGGGTGCTCCGTCTGGACCAGCGAGGGTGGATCAAAGCGCTCCGAGAGAGCGGCGCCGAAGTCTTCGTGTGGCGCCCCGCCGATCTGCCGAACCTCCCCGAGATCCTCGCCCGCCGCGCCGGGACCATCAGCCTCAGTACCAGCAAGGAGAGAACGCTATGACCTGGCCAACCGTCGTCGGACACTTGGTGGACGGCATCTTCTCGTGGCCCGTGGCCCTCATGGTCGGGGGGACGCTGGTGGGGAAGTTCCTGCTCGCCCTCCATGACCGCGCCACCCGGCCGAAGTCCGCCAGTGAGGCGCTGTTCGGCGTGAAGGCGGGACGGTCGTGAGCCTGGATCGCGACGGGCCTGTGTGGGGGCGAGGCGTGAGCCAGTACCCCATCACGCGGCGCCCGAAGCACTGGGCGGGGTGGACCCGGATCACCCGCTGGGATGGAGCCACGTCCTGGGTGCCGCCGGAGTTCGGCCGTCCGGACGAGGCGCACGACTGGCCGGACCTCGACGCGGCCCGCGGCTGCCTCATCGGATCGGTGGTCGGGATCACCATCTGGGTGGCCCTCTGCGTCGTCTTCTGGCTGTGGGTCATCCGATGACCTACCACTCCCACTGTCTCGTCTGCCGAGTGCGGTTCTACGACCGCCCAGCGGACGGCTGCCCCAACTGCGGGAGGCCAGTCTCTGCCGGCGACCTTCCGCGGCCGGGAGGGCTTCCCGTGGGCCGCGCCCACGCCAAGGGCGCAGCCGTCTTCCACCTCTTCCCGGAGTGCGTCCCCGCGCGCCGCCGTAACCGTTTGGTCGCCGTCGAGGAGACCGGAGAGCTGCGTCTCTGCGGAAACTGCCGCCTCCGGCGAGACGCCGTCCTATCCCGCCCCGAGGTTCAGCGGACCGACCGCCGGTGGGTCTTGGGGCTCCCGGAGGTCGTCCACGGCGACCCCCAGGGCTCGAGCGAGACGGCGGAGGGTGCGGGTGGAGGGCTGAACGTGGCCCCCCTCCCAGCGGATGACCGTCCGCTCACTGACCAGGAGGCGCCTGGCGAGTTCGGCCTGGCTCCAGCCCCGAGCTTCGCGGGCCGACCTGACAGATTGAGTTGACAGTGTCATGTTGCGGTGATAGGATGTTCGTACACAAGAAGAGTGGCCCCGCAGAGGCTCGAACCTCCCGGGGCCGTGGCCACCGGAGGTACCCGATGACAGGCAGCGATGTTAGCAGCCGGGCCGAGTGCACGGCCAGCGAGGCGGAGGCCGCGGCGTTGGCGAAGCGCCTGGTGCCCGATATGGACGTCTTCGCTCCGATCACGATGACCAGCATTGTCCTGGGCGACCTAGGGCGCGTTCGCCATGTCCTCGAAGAGATCGAGAACGGTTCCACCACGACCGGCGTCGACCAGTCCAAGGGCCTCGCCCACTACGCGCTGATGAACCTGGGATGGGCGGTCCACACGATCGAGCGCGAGGGTGTAGGGCGATGACCGGCACGTACCCCGGGCCGATCCTCTCCCCCCAGGAGTGCTACGACTGCGGAGCGAACCTGGAATGGAACGGTGAGCGGTGGACCTGCGTGGCCTGCGAGGAACGCGCCGAGGACGAGGCCGATGCCCGCGACCGCGCCGCCGAGGACCGGGCCGCTGAGCGGGCGGCCTGGTGATGGAACTCGTCGCCCCCATCGACATCCTGAACGGCGGCGGCGACCACACGGGCGCCTGGAAGCGCCACCCCGAGGTGTGGGTGGTGATCGCGGGCCGGCGCATCCTCGCCGCGCAACGCAAGGAGAACGGGGTCGTTGTGCAGCGATGGTTGGAAGGGCACGGCCCCGTCGACGAGATGTACCAGCCGCTACAGGAGGCCCGGTGATGCACGCGGTCCCCGGCGGCGACTGCCTCCTCGCTCTGGACGCCCCCCCGCAGGGTTCGTTCGCCTTCCTGGAGATGCGGGACGGTTTCCTGGTCGGAGCTCGGTCCTTCCACCTGCTGACGGGACGCCTCGTCTCCGTGTGGGCGGCTGAGGGATGGCGCTGGCGGTGGGCGGGCGACAAGCCCTACGCCCTCACCCGCGACGTCTCGCAGGCGTGGACCGCGATCGTCGACACCGAACTGACAGACACCGAGAAGCTCGCCCGCGGCCTCGAGGACCCGTGGGGGCGTCGCGGTTTATCAGCGGAGGGGGGCTGGTGAGCCGCCAGGGACGCCCGACGCTGACGATCGACGGCCGCATCGACCGCTGGCAGGACATCACCCGCCGGGTGCTCTGCGTCCTGCTGCTCGCGGCTCTCTGCTGGGCGGCGGTGACGTCGTGAACTGGGGTGACCGCGATCATCGAGAGCACATCGACTGCAGGTGCGAGCCGTGCGGCTACCGGTTCCGGCTGGCGGCGAGGCTGGGCGACCCGGGGCATGAACTCGGCGATGTCGTCCCGATGATCTGCCCGAACTGCGAGAGCGCGTTGAGATTGAGGATTCCCGGCCGGATGCCGGTGGGAGAGAAGACGTGACCACCGAGAAGACAGCACCCACGGACGGAGGCGGCGCGCCGGCAGATGCAGCGGTCGCGCCCCCCGTCCGTAATCTCCACCAGAGGCTCGCCGCCGTGGCGAAGCAGGTGGGTTCCCTGGCCCCCTCAGGCAAGGATCAGTACGGCAAGGAGGCCCTGTCGATCTACGACGTCGAGGAGGCCGTCCGCGCCCCGCTGGCTGAGGCTGGCGTCATCACCCGCTGGAGTTACGTCTCCCTGGAGCCGCACGAGAAGCTCTGGATCGCCCATCTGCGGGTCATCCTGGCCAACACCGACGACCCGGACGACAGCACAGAGGACCAGTGGATCGACGTCGGCAGCAACCCGATGGCGGCCACGTCCTTCGCCCGGAAGGGGTACTACAAGGCCCTCTTCCACCTAGACGACAAGGTGAGCGACGCCGAAAAGGGGGATCGGGCGCCCAGCCTCGGCGCGAGCCGCCGTACCCCGGCTCCAACCCTCGCCAGCCCCGCCCCGGCGCGACAGGCACCTCCTGTGCCCACGACTTCTGGCGGGGCAGGCGTTTTGCGCACGGCGTCGAGTTGGACCGGTTCGGGTTCAGCGCCCGTCAGCGCGCCGTCCTCGGTGACCGGAGAGACCATCGCCCTCTTCGACACCCTAGGACACGATGCAACCAAGAAGAACTCCGCCTGGGGGATCCTGGGGAGCGTCGGCGGATGGAAGCGCGGAGATACAGCTCCTAACCGGTTCATCCCGACGCTCCCCGCCGAGACGCAGCTGCGCATCCTCCACGGGCTCCGCGAGCTCCAGGGTGCGGAGGCCGACGAATCGGAGCCCGTTGCGGCTCTGCGGAATGCAGTGGACAACGCCGGCGACGTCGACCCCGACGAGATCCCCTTCTGAGGAGAGAGGCTGTGCTGTTCAAAGTTACCGACGCCGAGGGCCACGCCACCAATGGTGGTTCGCCTGCGTTTGCCTACCCGTTGCCTGGCAAGCGTCCGGGAGCCTGGACGCTTGCAGTCGCGGACCCCGTCGCCTGTAAGCGTGGCTATCACCTGACCACGCACCCGCTGAACTACGGCGGACTGAATGAGGGGCGGCGCATCTTCCTCGCGGAGCACCGGGGCGCCGTCCACGTCCAGGGCGACAAGGGCGCCTTCGAGAGCGTGCGGCTCGTGCTGGAGGTCACACCCGAGTGGCCGCTGCTCCGCATGTACCCGGAAGCGTTGGCCTGCCTGATGTCGCGCCGGCGCCGCGAGAGCGGTCCGGACGCGCAGTGGCCGGACTGGGCCGACCTCAGCGGGGCCAACCTCAGCGGGGCCTACCTCAGCAGGGCCTACCTCAGCGGGGCCAACCTCAGCGGGGCCAACCTCAGCGGGGCCAACCTCAGCGGGGCCTACCTCAGCAGGGCCAACCTCAGCAGGGCCTACCTCAGCGGGGCCTACCTCAGCAGGGCCTACCTCAGCGGGGCCAACCTCAGCAGGGCCAACCTCAGCAGGGCCTACCTCAGCGGGGCCGACCTCAGCAGGGCCTACCTCAGCGGGGCCAACCTCAGCGGGGCCAACCTCAGCAGGGCCTACCTCAGCGGGGCCGACCTCAGCGGGGCCAACCTCAGCGGGGCCAACCTCAGCGGGGCCTACGGCGACTACAAGTTGCCCGACAGGTACGAGGTCGGCGCGGATGGCATCGTCGTGATGAAGAGGACGAAGTGACAACGCACGCCGAGGAGTTCTACATCCGCCGCGACGAGGCACGCGCCGCCCTCGCCGCCCTCGCCGCACGGTCATGAGCGCGCCACTCGTTGCCGTAGTCGACAGGGAGACCCTAGGGCAGGCTCTTCGCCAGCTGCGGGATGCACAGAGCCGGATCGCGGAGATCAACGCGACAGCCGATGCCGAACTCCGCCGGGTGCGGGGCTGGCAGGAATCCGAGATCGCCAACGACTGGGAACTATCCCTGCGCCTGACTGCGCTCATCACCCCCTACGCCCTCGCTGAGGCAGAGCGCCAGACAGCGATGGGTGGGCACAAGCGGGTGAGCGTTCCCGACGGGGACGTGGAGGTCCGGGACCAACCCGCCACTGCCAAGATCGTGGACGAGGCGGCGCTGGCAACGTGGTGCTACGCGATGGACGCGGACAACCTGATCCGCCGCAAGCCTGCCCCGCCGCCCGAGGTCGCGTGGGATGCGGTCAAGAAGCTCGCCCTCGCCGGGGAGGACGTGCCGGGCGTGAAGGTCGAGCCCCAGCCGCCCAAGGTCACCGTGAAGGTGCGCTCGGACCAGCCGGGTAGCAGAGATCGGGAGGAGCCCACAGATGGCTGACGTGGACCCGCTGACCGACGAGGAGATCACGGAGGTCGAGGCTGAGGCGCTTCTCGGCTTCGTCCGTCGACCTTGGCCCACTAAGGTGACCCGACTTCGGATGCTCGCCACGATCCGCCAGCGCACCCAGGAGAGGGACGAGGCACGAGAGGTGGTGGCCAAGTGCCCGTACTGCCGCAACCTGGCTCGCTGGACCCAGGAGGAGAAGCCGTGACGACATGCGCCCACGGTTGCTACGGGATGAACGGCGGGTATCACTGCGGGTGCTGTGCCAGGCTGACTGCCGAGGCCGAGGCAGCTCGACGGCTGCGGGAGGCGGCCTTGGAGGCGCTGCGACGGTATGACGCCGCCACCACGGGTGCCTTGAGGCTGACCATCGAGGCTCCCGACCTGGCTGTGGCGGCAATAGAAGCTCTCCGGGCTGCGCTCCTCGCTGATAACAAGCCGGGTAGCAGAGATCGGGAGGAGCAGCCATGAGCGAGTTCAAGCCCGGAGACGTGGTCGCGGTCAAGGGCCGCATCGTTGACGAGACGTTCGTGGGCGTCGGTGGCGATGATGGCGAGGAGGATGTCGTTTATCGCAGATGGGCGGACATCGCTCCCTGGGTCTCCCCGGAGCGGATCGCCGCCCTGGAGGCGCTCTGGGCGTGGACTGAGGACATGCTGGACTGCGCCGACTGTGAGGACGGGTACTGCAACCGACACCACGAGGAGTTCGTGGGCGTCTGCCACCGCCTCGCCGCCCTCGCTGACCCACCGGGTAGCAGAGATC